CCGTTTCTCTCACGCATCACGGCTTGCCCGTCCGGCCAGGTTAGGGTGATTCCGGTGTTGTCGGCGTTGTTCACCCAAGCGCCGCCTGCCCGCAGGGCGGACAGCGCGTCTCCGCGCTCCCACGGGGCGCCGGGCAAGAAAAGCGATGTCGGGGCCACAACGTCACCGATGGCTTCCGTCGGGTGCTGCTGAATCCAGTCCGCCGCGTCTGATACCGTGCTGGTGTCCACTCCTCTCGGCACCCGGTAGGTGCCCACGATGTCGTACTTGTTTAGTACGATGCGATTCGCGGCGTCTTGGACGGCGGTGGCGACGTCCGTTTCCCCGCGGCTCAATTTGAACAGGGCCAGGGTGCGCACCGCCTGGGCGAGGTTGGCGAACGCCTGCGCGCCGCCGACCACGCGCTGCGGGTCGAAGGTCTGCCGCAGATCCGCCAGGGTGGCCGACGTGGCGTCGGTCAGCGTTGCGTCCAATTGCGGGATGTCGACCGCCTCCTTCAACTGCTTATCCCCGATCCGGGCGGCCAGCAGGAGCTGCTTACCGGTCTGCCCGTCCTGAACGCCAGTCAGGGAGGCGGCTACCGCCGCGGCGCCGGTCAGTACCTTTTCCTCCACTAGCTGGCGCTGTACCGTCGGCCAATGCCGACCCCAAGTCCGCGCCCAGCCAATAAGGGTGTCGTACGCCTTCTGCGCCCCTTCCGGGGTGCTGTCCACCTGGTCCATCTGCTGCGCCAGCGTCTGGACTTGGCTGGCGTTCAGCAGATACACACGGTCCTCGGGGACGCCTAACCTGACTTGCTCTGCGGTCAGCGTTTGGGCGTACTCCTCAATGGTCTCTGGAGCTGTGTCGCCGCTAGCGATCCGCGCAGCCAGCTGTTTGGCCTTGTCGCTGTTGTGCTGTACGTATCCCGCGCGGTCAGCCTTGATGGCGTTGTTGCGCTGGGTGAGCGCTGCCTGGAAAGCCTGCGCCTGCTCGGTTTCTTCATTGAACTGGTTATCCGCGCCGGGGGCGTCCGGGGTCTGCAATTTCGCGCGCAGCTCCCTGGCGCGGGCATTGATCTCCGCCTCCGAGGCCGTCACGATCCATGCGGTCTGTTCGCCCACCGCGTCAGCCTGCTTCCACTGCTTCTGCAGCGCCTGGACGGCGTCGGGCTTCAACCCAAGCTCCTTTCCGGTTTCCGCAATAATCTCGGGGTTCATGCGGGCGCGGTTATCCACCCCGGTCTTGCGTTCGCGCGTGGCCTCGTTGAACCCATCCAGAAAGGATTTCCGATCCCGCGCGCCCAGCTGCTCCTTCACCACCATCGCCCGGCGCAGGGACTGTGCGTATCCGCTTTCTGACAAGGCCTGCTTCCATTGCTTGCCCTGCGTCAGCTGCTGAATGATGTCCTCGGCATCGGAAACGGTCTCGACCTGATCCAGTTCACCGCTGACTGCCGCGAAAGCGGCTTGCTCGCTTTGCCACGCGGTCAGTTCCGCCTTTTTGTTGCCTGGGATGTTCAGGCTCTCCACCACCCGTGTGTTCTGCTCCAGCACATCCGCCAGCTGCGTCGGATCGGCGCGCACGGCGTTGATGTTGTCCTCCAGCGTCTGCTGGGTCGTCTTGACTGCGTACTGCGTGAACGCGGTAGCCTCGAACGCGGACGCCTGGCCGGTGAGGTTGGCGCGTAACCGCTCCGCCCCGAGATCGAACAGTTTGCGGCTGCGCGACGTGGGCATTCCCTCCAGCGCGTCCTGCCGCCAGGTATCGAACTCCCCGAGGAAGGTGTCGGTGAACTTCGGCGCTCCGGGCGCAGCGGTCTGTTGCCGATCCCGCAATGTGCGCGTCCAGTCGGCGCGGGCACTGGCCAGCTCCTTCTCGGCCAGCAAAGCGGAATCCCGCTCCTCTTTTCGCGCCAGGATATCCCCTGCCTGCTGCAGGCCACGGCCAAGCTCCCCCAGGGAGCTTTGCCCGGCCGATAGTGGAATCCTGCGTCCGCCGGGGGACGCATTGGCGCTTACTCCCGAATCATATACGCGTATCTTCGGCATAACGGCTACCCGGACCCCATGTATTTTGACGACGCCAGCAGTACCGTGCTGGCGGCGCTAGTGTAGGAACGTTGCTTCGCGGCCTTCCCCTCAAAGCGAGAGCCGGCCGCGCTTTGCTGCAGACCGCGAGCCTTCAGCTCGCCCTGATATTTGATGGTTGCGGCATCCAGTTCCTCTTCCATAATGCTGTCCGCCAGCGCATCCAACGCCGATCCGGCCATTTGGATGCCGGAGGCGCCTACTGCCGCCCGGATCGCCCCGGTGCGCTTGCGCCCCATGCGGCGCTGCCGCATCTCGTCCACCGCGGCCTGTTGGCGCGCGACTACCGCATTCTGCTCGTCGATCCGCGCGTTGTAGTTGCCCAGCGTTTCGGAGTTGCGCCCGGATTGAATGGCGCCCACTGCACCAACGCCGGCGCCAACCATAGCAATCGTTACGGGATCAGCCACTATCGCACCCTCGCATACAGCGCCATGTCGCCGCCTTCCGGATGGATTGCGCGCATGCGTTCCGCCTCGCACTCGAAGCCCAGCATACGCGCCAACCTGTGCCCGGCAGCAAACTCACAATCCACGGTCATCTCCAGTCTTCTGTGCGGTAGCAAGGCGATAAATCGCTGGGCACCGCGATACAGGCGGACAAAATCTCGTCCAGAATCGAAGGCCAGCAGCGCCCATATCTCGGCCCGCTCCGCCCGGATTTCCACCGCGCCGAAACAGGCGATGGGGAGGCCGCCACGTAGTGCGGTCTGCGCGGGAAACTGCGCCACTCGCTCCAGGATTTCCGGTGTCATCCAGCGCAGCGCGCCTACCTGCGCGGGCTGCAGCTGGATTCGCCTGGCGTGCTCGGGCGTGAATCGGGTCCATTCAATCATCGGTCTTGCGCCACAAGCTGCGGCATTACCGCAACGATGGTGGCCGGCAAGGGCTGGTCCTGCCTGAAGTGAAGCTGGCCCTTCGTTTCGTAATCCCCGTCCCAATCCAGTTCCTTGTCCCCGCTGAACAGCGGCACCGCCGTGGTCATTGTATCGGAGGCGGTACGGAATGTCAGGGTGTCGAGCTGGGATGCGCTGGGCCCGTATTTGAGGCCCAGCGTTTCGTGCAAACGTACCAGCACGCGGTGGATGCGCTTGGTCTTGCCCTGCGCCGTCCCGTCCGCGCTGCCGGCTTCGATGCGCAGGGTGGTCAGGTCACTGTTATAGCGGAGTCCGACCGCCACTTCCGAGGCTGCCCGATCAAGCGTAATGGATCCTCCAACTACTACTTCATCCGGATGCACCGCGCCGTCCGCCAGGACGGATACCGTTTCCCCTTCGAGGTGGTCGAGCCCGGACAGGGACGTGACTGCGGGCCCGCTGTAGCGGAGGCCGCTATCGACAAAAAACGCTTCCGTTTGGGTGTCGCCGGACTCCCACACTTTGCCCATGTATTCCACGTACCGCTTGACCGTCCCGTTGAGGTATCGGGTTACCAACAGCCACACCTCGTCCCTGGTTCCGCTTGGGTCAGGGATGGTGGCGACGCTTTCGACCTTGGCCGACGCGGTCTTGTTGATGTCTCTGTAGCCGCCCAGAACATGCTTGTGCCAGCCGAGCACGTTCTGGTCCCGCTCCAGGGTGAAGCCGAGCAGCGTGCCGTCGGCTCGTACCGACCACAGGACGCTAAGAGGCTCCTGCTGGTAAGACAGCTCGACCAGGCCGGGGGCGGTGATGTGCTCCGCCAGCAGCGTAGAGTCCGGGGCACGGAAGCCGTCGTCCTCAAACACGTAACGCAAGCCACGCATCTTGCGCGCCATGCGCTGCACGAAGTGGGTCTCGGTGCCTACCCGCACGGGCTGGATGTCGGCGCCGCCGTGGGTGGTGGACCGCTTGGCGGAGATGTTGGTGGGGGACAACGCTTCGCCGGAGACGGACGGCCGAACGTGCCACTCGCCCCCTACCGTGCCGACCAGCAATCCCTTATCGTCGTCCTGTAACCAGCGGATAACATTGACGTTATTGGCGTTGAGAGTAAACGATACGGCATGGTCCGGGGCAACGGTGCCGTCCGGATCGGTGGGTGCCATGTTCTCGTAGTCCCCAGTTCGGGAGCCGGCGATGGACTGCGGGAAGTCGGTGCCTCCACCAAGGAACAGCCGGTCCTCGTAGAAGGTAACCGCAGCCGGGTAGCCGGTCGTTGCCGACCACCAGCCGAGGCGCCAGTCGGGCGTCGCCGTGGTGCCGCCGAAGTCCGCCTTAACGTCGGCCGTAACCACGGTGGAGCTGGTATATCCGGTGATCTTGGCGTATCCCCACGTGGCCGCATTCTTGAGCCGAACCAGCCGGCCGATATCGGTCGCCACGAACGGGGCGTGTCCGGTCGCCGTCAGGGTGATGCCCGTACCGGTTACCGCGCTCGGAGTGATCGTCTTGGCCGTGTCGCTGTTTGTGCGGTCATAGGGGCCGTCCAGTAGATCTACCTCGGTGATGGTCCAGCTGGTGTGCCCGGTGCGGGTCAGCTTGCGAGTGGCATACGCGGGGTGCGTGATGTACAGCACGTCCGCCGACTGGGCGAACTTGAGCTGAAATAGATCCGCCTCGCCATACGGGCTGACGATCTCATACGGGATTCCGGAGGCCAGGATCTGCCCGTTGTTCATGTAGAACCGCAAATACTGGTCGCCGAACTCGATTATGTATGCCTGGGTGGTAGAAAACTCGAACGACACCAGGCGGGCCGCCTTGGTGCTGTCTTTTACCTCGGCCACGTAGTGCGTTCCGGGGCGCCGGGTGACTGGGCCTTGCGCCAGCGGAATGAAATTGGTGCACTCGGCCAGGGCGCTGCGGTATTTTTCAAGGTCTATGCGGCCGAAAAGCAGGGGCGAAAACTCCCCCGCGTTGAAGCTATTCTGGATGGGCGACGCCTTAGGCATTGGTCAGCGCCTCGCTGCCAGCCAAGGATCTTCCGGAAACTCGGTTGATACTCGCTCGATGGCGTTGGCCTTCTTGGCCTCGGCAATCGCGTTCGAGTAGGCGTCTTTCGCCGCCTGCTTTTTGGTGTTGGACTGGGTGATGCGCTCGCACAACTCGTATGCGATGCGGGCCGACAGGGCTTCGCGGAACAGGGCGTCGAAAAGGTTCGGGTCATCGATCCGCCGAACGTACCGCAGTTCCAGGGATGTGCCGTCGTCGGTGAGTAGGTTGCGCCCCTCGATCTGCCAGTCGTCCACCGTATTGCTTGGCAGGATACGGAGACAGTCGGAAGGCAGCGGATATTGGTAGGCCGGACCGAAGACCGGACCGGTTGCGGAGGGGGCCAGCTTGGCTCTGGCGACGGCAAAGCTCCAGGGATGGCGGCGCAGTTCCGCATCCCGCAACGCCGCGTAGGCCGTGTTGCATTCACGGGCGTTTTTGGTGTCCTCGGTCAGCGAGACAATCCGGGCGGCGCCCAATATCTGCAGACCCCGATTGCATATTCCGACTTCGGATGCCATGGGTTCACGCGCCCCTTATTGAGGAAAGCGCGCTGCCGGGGCGGGATACCCCAGCAACGAACTCCCGTTTTACGACTTGGAGTAGAGCAGATCGACCACCAGCGTGCCCGCGGCAGGCAGGGCCGCCGTGCCAACGGTGAGGATGATGTTTTCCTCACTGGAGATCGCGGCGCTGCTGATCGCGGACGCCTTGCCGAAGGCCGTTGGCACGTCAACGGCAGTGTGCACGGCGTCAGCACGATAGGCGGCCACCGAGCTGGCCGGACCGATGCTGACGGTCGCGGTGCCAAGCGACACACTGGAGGTTATCCGCCCGCCGGCGAAGACCTGGCCAATGCGCGGCTTGGCCAGCACTACCACATCGCCGATACCCTGGCTGGCCAGGGTGATGGTGGCGCGGTAGCGGATGAGACGACCGCCCTGCAGTGCACCGTCGGCCTTGTCAGCCGGCTCCGTGCCATCCAGGACGCCCGATACTTCAGAAGCGTAAGTAGTAGCCATGTCAGTTTTCCCCTGTTAGGCGTGGGTTATCAGGCGCAAAGGATTTCCACCACCTTGGGCTCCTGGGTACGGGTAGCACCGATAGTGCCCCGCATGAAGACCTGGTTGGTGTACTCCTTGTCGGGACGCTCGCCGATGCGAGTCTCCAGTCCGTTCCACTGGCCGAGCACGCAACCGGACTTGGCCCAGGCGATCACGCGATCGTTGCTGGATCCGTCGGCGGTCAGGTTTTCGTAGTGGATGAACTTGAAGCCCATGAAGGTGTCCACCTCGCCGGCTACAAGCGCTTTCACGGAGTTGTAGTCCGAGCTGGTCACTTCCGTGGTGGACAGCAGATCAGTGATCTGCTTGGCCTTTACGGCGATGTACAGCGGTTCGTCCAAATCTACCTGGGAGGCGCGCAGCTTCTCGCGGGCGGTGCGCAGCTTGGCGACGGTCAATCCACTGGCCGCCGCTGCGATCTGCTGGTTCGCGGTGTCGAACGCCGTCGAGGTGGCGCCGTTCTTGCCGGTCTTGGCCGTGCCGAGCAGGGCATCACGGACCACCGCGTTGACCTTGCGGGCCCAGGCGGCGCGCATGGCGTCGGCATAGGGCGATAGCGGGCTGTTCAGCATCCGCAGCTCGTCTTCCTTGTCCACCGGCAGCGCCAGGGTGTAGTCCGTCGGGAAGACCCAGCGTTGCTTGTGGTTGAGGCTGGCGAACTGCGTGTCGGCCTGCCGCGAGACCTTCTCGTTGAATTCGACTTCACCGAACTGCTTGACGACCTGGGCCTCCTCGCCGGTGTACATCTGCAGGTTGACGCCCATCGCCATGACGGGCTGCTTCTCCTGCAGCAGGAGTTCGACGTTCGTGGTGAACGACTTGTAGAAATGGTCAGGAATTTCAAAGGCCATGGGATCCTCCCCTCATTGGCAGACAAATCGAAAAAAATTGAGTCCTTTGCAGGCGACTCATTTATCCCGGCTTGTCCACCACGGGGGCGGGGCCTTCAGTTTCGGTGCGACGGCCTACTCGAGCGGGTTATCGTCGGCTTTGGGGTGCTCTGGCGCCTGGGGTTTGGCCTTGCCGGACCGGCGGGGCGCCTTGCCCCTCACCGGCTTGTCGGCGGCTTTTGCCTCGGCAAGCACATATTTCTCCAGTGGTATTGCCGATTTTACAATGTGTTGCGTGTCTGTCAACCCTACTCTCGAGGCGATCGGGATCAGGGCCTCCAGAATACGCATGCGGATTTCGCGGTCACTGAGTTCCATTGGCAAACCTCATCAGTCGGTCCATCTTGGCGACCGCGTCCGGGTCGCCGCTCAGGTAACGGGCCCGGAACCGGTCGTCGTGCCGCAGAGTCTCCAGTTCGGCCGTGGCCTGCGCCGGAGTCATGGCGCCGAAGCTGGCCGTGCCGGAACCCCCCTCGAAGGCATCCTCGCCCAGCTTGCCGCCGATGCGGTTCATGAGCTTGAGCAACCCGGAGAAGCCCATTGCCTTTTCCATAGCGTCCAGCTGCTCGGGCTCGACACCGAACTCCCGGGCCGCCCGCCGGGCGATGTCCACGTTTTTGTCGAAGGCAGCGCCCCACTCTTTCTTCAGGCTTGCTTCTTCCTCCTGCACCCGAGCCCGGTAGTCCGCCTCCATGGTCTCGGCTTTGCCCGCCATGTAGGTGTTCCACTCGTCGGTGAACGTCTTGGCCTGGTCGGCCGTGAATCCGGCCTTGTGGAACGCCTCCTTGGCCCAGTCCGCCATCTCGGGGTCGCCGAGACCCTCTGGCAGCGTGATGTCGTAGTCCTCGGCAGCCTCCGGACGGCCGAGCTTGTTGAACACCTCGGACCAGCCAGCGGCATCTCCCTCTCCGGGCAAGCGTACAATCTGATCCTCGGGCGCCCCGACCAGCTTTTCCAGGTTGCGATAGCCGGTCAGGATGTCAGTCGGTTCCTTCCACCCTTTGTTCTCGACGAAGCCCTTGGCGTCGCCATCGAGAGCGTCGAGCCACGATGCGTCTGCAGCACCGCCAGCGGCAGCGGCAGCACCGCCAGCGGCAGCGGCAGCACCGCCCCCTCCGGCAGCGCCGTCGCCGCTCGCTTCCTCTTGATAAACAAAAGACCAATTGTCGCGCATTGCGTTTCCCCTGTTACGTTGCTATTATGTCGGTGAACTATCTCGTGTCTCCTGGTTAGCAGCACCACCTCCGCCCCGGCCACCCACCGGGGCTTTTTTTTAGTCCCCGCCCCCCAACAAATTCCACAGCTGCTCATCGCTGAGTTGCAAATGCTTCTGTATCCGCAGCCACACTTCGCGGCGGCCTTCCAGCACGTATGTCATCTTCTCGTCGGGGTGTACTGTGGTTTCCCGAGCCCGACAAAAGCGCGCCAGATCTTTCAGCACTCTTTCCGGAACCGGGCCGGTGAAGGTCAGCACATACGCTTGGCGCCGTGTGGCCAGGTAGTCCTTGAGCTCTGACAAGCTCCGCGGCAAGTTACGCACCCTGCGCCCTCCCTTTCATCAGCCCCGCCACGGCGGGTAACGCCTCCACGGTCTGCTGGTCGTTGGCCTGCTGCTGACGCCCCTGGCGGATCTGCTGGATATCTTTCTCCCCACGCTGCCAGCGCATCGGGACGGCGTTAATCGCCATCAGGTCGGGCATGGCGGCGTCGATGTCGATGTGGTCGAACGCAGAGGGGTCTTGCGTCACGTTGGCGAAGTTTGTGGCGAACTCCACCGCCCTGAACAGGCCGCTGGCCTCCTCGGCCTTCTGCGCCCGGGATAGCGGACTGTCGTACTCAATCTCGAACTCACCCTCGGCCTCTTTCAGCGCGTCCGGCATCTCCGGCAACAGCCCCTGCCTGGCCAATAGATCAAGTTCGCGTTCAATCATCGGCCCCAGCATCTCGGACTGTTGCCGCCCCATGGTTGGACTGAGCAACGCGCCCTTCTCCCGCGACCGCTCCAGCACCTCGGTGGCCGTCATCTGCGGGGAGTCGATAAGAATCTGAAACAGGCTGACCAGGAAGGCGTCGTTGATCACCGCCCGCTCGTCGTCCATCATGTCCTTGCCAACCGCGACGTTTCCGGTCGGCAGCGTATGCACCAGTTGGCGGCCGTCAGCGTTGACCCCGCCGTAGTTCATGGCGCCGGGCTTCATGCTGAACCCGTCCAGCACCCCGTCGTCGTGCGCCAACAGCACCGGGTCAACCACGCGGTGGCCCTGCTTGAGCACCGTGCGCTTTTCCTCGTTCAGCACCTTGATGGCCGGCAAGGCCAACATCGCCGGACTGCGGCCATACAGCTCGCCGGCGGCAGTCACGTAGCGGGAAATGGCGTAGGGGAATGTGTGGTACCCGCCCTCGGACAGCGTTTGCTTGTCCTCCAAGGCAACGTAGTACGACGCAAACTGCATTCCCCGGTGGTCGGCCTTGGTCGGGTCCACGCTGTCCCGCGGCAGCACCGCATGCAGGAACTCGAATTCCGTCTCGGGCTTGCTCTCCAGAGCGCCGGCGATCCGATTCGGCAGCCTGTCCACGCCCCACTTCTGCGCGGCCTGACGAGCGGTCCAGGTGAACTTACGATAGGCGGTGTCAATGATCCCCTGGTGATTCTCCAGAAAGTACACCCCGGCCAGCGGGCAAGACTTGTACCTCAGCCCTGGACCGCCGGTCAGCTCGTCGATGAACAGCGCCCCGGTTCCGAAGGCGCCGAGGCCGACATAGGTCTCGTGCTGCTGCGAGGCGTAGTTCGCTTTCGGGCGGTAGCGCTGCTGGAACAGGATGTCGGTTACGTCGTCGAACCACAGGCCGACTTCCCGGATCTTGCTCAGTTCCCGATTGGTGGCGCGCAGCCGGTGCCATTTGCCGTTGCGAGGGGTCAGCATGGACTCCATTGCCGCAGCGAACCGTTCCAGGCCGAGCGCCGCGGTGGCGTCCAGCATCTTGTCGGTGCGCTTTTCGCCCCGAGTGCTGCCGCCGGAGAACTGGCCGCTGGTGCGCGGCAATACCCGCTCGGCGATTTCCTCCCAATGCGCTTCCCAGGTGCCCCGATCCTGGGACATCCGCTCGAATCGTTGCGCCAGCTCGTTGGCCGTCGGCATCGGTTACCCGCCGAGCAGTTTTGCGGCGCTAACCTGCGCCTGGCTGGTGTCCCCCTGACCGCCGGTCAGCACGGTGGACGCTCGACCTGCTGCGCGCTGCCGCTTACGCCGCTCGGCATCCGCCGCCGCAACTACCAAGGGATCCTCACGACTTGGGGGCGGCGGGGCAGCTGGCGGCTGGGGCGGGGCCTTCGGGCCGGAAACGAGGGTATCGACTACACCCATTGCGCCCCCCACCACGGAATTGAGGGTGTTTACTATGCCAGACATTCGCTTGCGCCTCTCTCAACAAGCCACGGAAATGCCAGCAGTTTACCCCCCGAGTACGTCGTAATCAACACCTGTGGCCTGTCGACGTCGCCCACGGCGGCTACTCTTGAGCCCCTTTCGCGCCACCTTCACGGCGAAGGTCAGCGCAAGGGCGTCGCCGTCGTCAGGGGAGCCCATGCCGCGCTTCTTCATCCGCTCCTTGGGCTCCAGTATGATTCGGTCCCCATCCCTGCCGGAAAACTCATACTCCGGCCCCAGTAGGTCGTCGGTCAAATCCGGATCGTCGTCGATACATCCACCGATCAGCCAGTCACGCATGTTGCCCCACATCTCCGACCGCTTGTTGAAAAACTCCTTGCGCTCAGTCTTGGTGCTGCCGAACCACACTTCGTTGACCCGATACCCCAGTTCCCGCAACCGGTCGATAACCCCGGTGCCGGCGCCGGCGTCGATGTTCACTGCATCGGGATCGTGCTTGTCGATCTGCTCCGCCACCCGATAGGCCAGCTGCATGTTGTCTAACCCCTTGAATTTCAAGGCCGGAATGCTGCGCGCATCCCGACCGCGGCGGAACCTGAGCACCGCCTTGTCCGAGCCGCTGCGCGCCACGTCCACGCCGAGAACGAGCGCCGCGCCGGGATCGGCGTTCATCTCCCGCTCCCGCGCCTCGCTTACCACCTCGCTGCTGATGAACTGCTTGTCCCCCTGACGGGGGAACATTCCCTTGACCTCCACCCGGGCCTCGTCCGAGTCCTCGCCGTACCGGTCGATGATGCTCTGGAGCACGGTGCGGTCGGTGCCCTCCACGTCCCGGCTGTCGAGGTTCCGCCGGCGCCAGGTGTTCCGTGCCTTGTGGAAACACTCGAAAAACGCCCCGGTATTGCGGCGCCCGTTGGAGAATGCGAACCAGTACCGGTGCAGTTCCGGCTCGGTAAAGAAGCCCTCGGTCACGGTCCAGATGGGGTGCGGGATGCCGGACGCCTCGTCGAAGATCACCATCACGCCGTGCGGGTTGTGCACCCCGGCAAAGGCGTCGGGGTTGTCCTCCGACCAAAGCTGGGCCTGCGCATAGTAATACCCTGTGTCGATTTTGAGGTCTTTCTTCAGCGTCTCCTCGTACCACTTGCTCGGCCGCAACGAGGTGGCGGTAACGTCGAACCAATG